CCGATTTCTCTGTAATCGCTCACTTTGAAATGCACTTTTGTAATCAGTACAGACCTATAATGTAAGTAAATGATTAAAGTAACTGATAGTATTGATTGATGTTTTATTTATACGCAACCCCTTCATTGATGAATAGAGAGGGGAAAGTTTGTGATTTGTGTAGGCAAATATCTCTACTTAACTAACTCTACTTGGCTTAATGTAAGAAAATAAATGCCTCCCAGCATATTATAATAATTTTAAACAAAAGAAGGAAAATAGTTTTGCTACCATTACTTTTGTTAAAAACGCACATATTCTGTCTAACAATACTTTGATATAAAAAGGAAAAACATATTTTGTCGTGAATCATAAATTTCAATTACAATTGTCACTATATATTTTTGCAGAACAGCAATCGTTAATGTCTTACTTGACGACTTTATAGTATTCACATTAGTAGGGGAGGCTCAAGTCGAATTGAACAGTCGACCTCTAATATTGGTAGACTTGAAAACTTTCTTCATAGAAATCAAATTATTACCAACAGAATAGAGCCAAAGAGTAGAGTTTGTAATAAGTAGTAAGTAATTAAAGGAATTATCCTACCATGATTTAATAAATAGCTTTTAAAAGTCTTGTAATTATACTTTTTACATCGTTTTATAGACAACTATTTTTTATCAGAACTACAGTTTAATTATTCTCTAAACTCACATTAATAATTGTATACAGTAAAAACTGCTACAAAATTAATATTCTTTAGGAGTGTGATCAATTGTTCCTCTTTCTACCCATTGTATTCATCATACCCTACCATGTAATAACTCTAAAAATATCGTACCGGAAAGTCTTTTATAAGATGACTACGACCTAAGTAGGCCTCAGTTTTATACATCCATTACTTGCGACACCAGTGCATCCAGGATTAAAAAATATGAATTCTTAGAGCGTGATTTTGGAAAATAGCTCCAGAAGACGGAGCTATGATTTAGCAATCAAGAACATCAAGTTCGATACTTCTGCAAGCTTCGTCGATGGCAATAACATCCCCAAGAAGTTTATGGTCTTCAAAAAACCAGCATCTGATTTTTCATATTCAACTTTTTGGGACTTGATATGGAAGACTGATAGCAGAGTGATAGTGCGATTTGACAAGGGTAAATCCGTAAGACAAAAATAGCTGAATAGCGATTCATCCCTGGCGTACGATGTCAGACAATTTACTCTATGGAAGAAGACTATAACCGACAAATATTACACTCAGATAACCTTGACTGTAAGAAACAACAAAGAAAATAAGTCAAGAAAGATAACGCATTACCAATACCACGAGTTTCCTGATCAACAAACGCCCTTCTACTCTGCGCAGCTGATATCTTTTTGGAAGATTGTGAACAAAAAGTATGAAGGCACCATTTCACCAGAAGAAAAAGAAAGCGGAATGTGCCTACAATAGATAGGAATGGAACTACAATAGATAGTTACTTAAACTATTTTTAGTTTAATATAGGCTTAATATTAATTTTTAATAACTTTAACACAGAAAACAGAAAAACAATAATTATGCATGGGTCGACCATGACTCACAATACTACGGCGTAGATTCTCAGCCGTTATGAACTGTTAAATAAGTTATTGTTCTATTAAACATGACTTTTATTTCTTTTCATAAAAGCTATTCTCGCATTCGAACGAAAACACATTTTGTAAATATTTACGAGTTAGTATTATAATTTGTGATTTTTTACGACCGAGTCAATGATTAGTGACATTAACATTCTCATAAAAGCGCGGAATTTGAATACCAATGTGTTGTTTGAGGAAATGGCTTTCACTGAAGAAACAGAGGTTTTAAATAGGGTTTAGAAGATTCAGGCAAGCTTTCTTTGAGATGGCCTCGAGCAGCTGCCTTTTTTTGAATAAGAATGATAATGATAGTACATTAGTTGTTTTGTCGGTTTGTAATCATGGATTGTACTACTCGAAGTATAAACAATGTCATAAGTAAACTGCAAAGGAAAAGAGGCAATAAATTCAATGTTATTAGTAAGTAAGGTTTGCGGTTGGATAAATCAGCTAATAATTATGATGAGAATAAAGTTATTTTCTATGTGACTTATGAATATTTTTTAATTTAAGCCACTTATATTCTGAGTGGATTTAATACTTCAGGAGATAGATACTAATGGACCTCAATAAAATCAGAAATGGATTTTATTGAAAGGGATGTTATTGATAAAGGAGCGTGCAATATCGCTAGATTTTTGAGTTTTAAGCAGCATAACTGTTCCCAATGTACCCATAGAAGGTAAGTTTCATAAAAATTAAAGTTTAGAGTTGATGAAAGTTAAAACTCCAAGATCAAGTCAGCAAGACCATTTGCGACGCTTTAAGACGCTTTAAGACGCTTCTGCATTATACAAATCATGGTTCAACATATCGGCCAGTTTCGCTAGTAGAAAATAATTTTTCAAATTTTTCTATTTTTTTTTGATTTAAATTCTTAAATTTCGACATTGAACAGGTCCCTGGTCGACGCTCAGTACATTTTGTATAGGAAATCGCATTACCCTAACAGTAATGGTCGCGATCTGGAAATTTATAGACTTAGAAAATATTCAGCTGCAGAGTCGATGACGTCACGACGAAATCAATGTCAAGGTCAGTTTGCGTCCTCTATGGAGTCATAAACAGTTCAATATAGAGGGCACGCTGAGTATTGAACTCCAGTTCATGTGTGTTCGTTACGTAGGTAAGATCGTTGACTCCTATGATACAGCCCTGACCTTTATTATGTAGTCCTGATGAAGGTGAATTTACATTGTGAACATGTTGCTTACTTCTGAGGTGTAATTGTTAAGTAAGGTACACATAAAGTGTACAGTTTACAGCTTTCTAAGTTTAGAATCAAAATGTTGAACAGATCTCTTCTGTATGGCAACAGGTGAAGATCAAATTCTCTATTTATGAGGGTGATTAATCAAACGTTAATATAGCTCGCGGAAAAAATTGTTTTAAATTTGCTAGGAAATATTGTTATTATTTAAACCGCAATAGGTTTTAAACGCGCTATCAGCAAAATTGGTAAATACCCAAGTTTTATTTGTCGCTCATAACAACAATGGCATAGGTATTGGAATTCACCAATCCGATAAGCATTTCAAAAACAGGAAAACCAGTGGTCTGGTCCCCGCTAATGAAAGTCATAACAATAATTGATAGGTTGAACTGGTTTTATGACCACGCTTGTATTGCCGCTTATAAATTGTTATCTATCAATGGATTCCTTTGAGAACTCTATAATGTTTTGATTGGCAACATGCTTACTTGAAAATCAATTAATATTGTTGGCATTGAACTCTGAATTTTACGCAGTTAAAAATGTAAGAATAATATTTGTTCCAGGAATGTTAATCCATTTAATAATATAGACATGCGAATAGTTTTTATGGTTTTTAAGGGTAATTAAACGCCGACGTGATCCTATTGATCAACAGGGTAATTAAGGTTTAACGTCATGTCAAGCGTTCATTGTTTGACACTCATCGAAATCGTATACGTTAAAAAAACGAAACTTTTTTCATTAAGCCTCTATTTAATCGTCTACTTTTGCTTATTTTACCCAGTTAAATATGGAGCAACAATATTTTGTTCCAAAAAGTGTATTTTTATCATATTTGTACCGAAAGTTTGAACATTCTGCCCTGTTTCTGCGAATTTTTCTTTATAGGATACCATAAAAAAAATAACAAAACAGCTTGACATTAGTATTAACCTTCTTACAAAAAAATGGCACAAAATTTTTAATTATAGAAGAGTCGGAATGGCTTAATTAAAAAATTAAATCATACGTTGTTTATTGTTGTACTTTTTTAAATGTTCTCCATAATTTCTAAGGCCATCCCAGAAATATGTACTAATAAAGACATTACAATAAGATTTATGATTTTTTAGTTAATTAAAAAATTCATATGATACTATCGTATGTAACTTCCCAGAAAGTTGACTTTTTAGATGCTATTTGGCATGATAATCGGTCTCTACATGTGTGATATAGATTGATACCACGCAAGTTGTCAATCGGACCTTTTCGACAATAATATCGCATGCGTCAAAATAACGAAAGGTTTTTTTTGAAGCTCCTTCATTCGATGATCAACTTTCGTTGATGAATTTAGTAACATTCTACTTTCTATCATTTTTCTGACCTATCTACTATTATTCTTCGACGTTTTGCTATTTTTAATTGAATAATCCGAACAAAAACAGTTTCACTGTAAAAAAATCGCGCCAAGTCCACGTTCATAAGACTATTAAGAAAAAAAAATTAGTTTTTTCTTTACAAAAAGATATAAAATAAAAAAATTAAAAAATCCAAGTAACCGATATGATTGTTTATGATGTTTGGAAATTAAAAAAAATTTTGTTGTAAATTTAAAAATTAAAAAAACAATTTTGGAACGTATTTAGTGTGTGTTGTTGCGAAATATTCAACTTTTAATTAAACTCGTAAAATCTATTTACTAGGACTTTAAAAAAATTGAAATGCTCGATATGACGCACATCAAGTACGTTCCAAAATTGTTTTTTTAATTTTTAAATTTACAACAAAATTTTTTTTAATTTCCGAACATCATAAACAATCATATCGGTTACTTGGATTTTTTAATTTTTTTATTTTATATCTTTTTGTAAAGAAAAAACTAATTTTTTTTTCTTAATAGTCTTATGAACGTGGACTTGGCGCGATTTTTTTACAGTGAAACTGTTTTTGTTTGGATTTTAGTATTTTTTGTAATTATAATGAAAATTTACAATTGGTACCAACTTAAATCTCGCGTTGGCTGCATTTTTTTATAGCAAACTATTCCCTTGAAGCTACAGTTTATGTAAAAATAATTCCAGCGCACCCTGGCGGGTGTAGATGCAAGCTGTGAAATATCTTTTTTTAACTGTAGTTTCCCATCTAATGAAGGATTATTATGCATTCTTGAATTATTTAGTCTGTGGCAGATCACTTTGCCCATCGAAAAAAAGTCAGGATCGAAATTTTTGCGTTGCTATAGTTTGTGCTGATCAAATTTAGTAATTTCAAGTAGATTAATTGTTATAAGTGAATATAATTAATTAATAACAGTCAAATAAAGTATAAATTACTGTTATAATATACAATTTAGGAAAAAAAAGTACCGTAAAATTAAATAAAATTTTGCCACCTCAAAATACCGTTCTGCTTACAGTAAACACAGTCGGTAGTCTGGCGCTCCGTTGACAACGGATTTGAACGGAACTTGGCGCCAGATTCTACCGAATCTGTGGATTACAATCATTACATCACAAGCCCTAGTGAAAATCACATTTGGTAGAATTTTTTCCAAGAATTATAATTAAAGTGCCCATGTTCAATTACGCATTAAAATGTGCGAAGTGGCCTATAAAAAAATTTACGATCGCTCGTAAATAATTTTTCAAAAGTAATAAAAGTCACTGATAATAAATTAAATAGTAACTTACGTGCGTAGGAAGGACAAAAAGGACATTAAAACTCACATGCATGCATGTGAGTTTTAGCGATACTAACACATAGCAATTCATTTTTATAAATATAGATATAGATTTTATACGGGGCAATTTTCTTATGTTCATAATTTTATTGCAAGCTTTAGGCATTCACCGCTGTGGTATAAGGAATACACAACATGTGACAGTTAGCTTTTTGTTTATTTAATTAACTAACAAGGTTAGCCTCTATATTATACGATTCAGATCAAAAAATTACTAGTCTAATACGAACTGCCTTTAAGTGAGGATCCATTGCTGATTTTATAATAAAATAAAAAGACATGTGCAATATTAGTTTTGGGTTGACTATAAGTGAGCGAAAATGAGTACCGAATTCGAAGAGCTATCTGCCGTTGACTTCTTACTTTTTATGGACAATGTAGACTCGTTTGACCTTATCCGTCTAGAATACTACACCATTGAACAGAACCGGAAAATTTGCGAGGTGTTTGATGATGAGCCTGACAACAAAGGGTGCCGACAGCTGTTACACCGATTTCTCTGCTGCATGAAAAGGTACCCCAGAGCCGATTTTATAAACGTCTATGACGCGTACGACGGACAGCAAAAGTATATTTGTACAAGCGACCCAAAAGCAGAAAACTACGATAAATTTTGGGAATTAGCCTGGTGCCGTGAAGTTAATACCATCGTGAAGATATCTCAAAGCAGAGAGGAAGGAAGCTGTCAGTATTGGAGTTCCAGAGAAGAAAGTGAGATAGAGTGTGGAAGTTTTAGAATTAAGACTCTGATAGTTATCAAGAGACCCCGTTTCATTGCAACATTGTTACTTTTGTCTGACCAAAAGAACTGCGAGCGTGAGATTTGGCACTATCATTACACTGCGTCGCCAACTGATAACAATCCAGATGATCCGTTTATATTTTTGTCCTTTGTGTGCAGTCTGAACGACACGTACACTATTTCAAAGAAGAAACAATCAGCTGAACGGAAGCCCGAAGCTGTTCTCGTTCATTGCACCGATAGTAGCAGTTTTTCGGCGATATATTGTATCCTCGATATTTGTGTAACCGAATTCAAATACACAGGTGCGCTTTCAGTGGCAAACGCTTCTCGGAAAATAAGACAGCGAGAGCACAACTGCTTGAATTATAACGCAGATGACTATAGTTTCTGCTATCAAGCCATTCATATGTATGTGTTAGGGGAAATGGGGCTCAGCCAAAAATATCTAGACGAAAGGGGACTCAATTGATAAAACACACTGCTGTAGTTATGTATTGTACACAAATTTTTCTAACGGGAAATTTAACTCTTAACTGAGAATAAATAAGGCACTTTAGATTTCTTATTTATTATTGTAAAAGAGTTTATTGGAAATTATTCACAAAATATCATAGTTTTATATTTAAAAGTACCCAAAGATTAACCAAATTTAAGCTGCACCGCAATTACCTGTAACAAAACATATCAAAATTAGGTCGTGAATATCTTATGTTCAAGATAATAAACAAAATTTATTTACAATGTCTTCTATTGTCCAAATTCAACTGTGATTCTGATCTTTCATTAATCTGCCTGCGCACTTTTGATAAAAATTGCCAGCAAACTGTAAAATATAGACCGGAATTATTAAAAAAGGTTTCGAAACTGTTATAATAACTTACTAGTGTTGTGACAAGCGATCGTTGTACACGATAATCCATTTGTCTGTACCAATTCGCTCGATAGATATGGAAGGATGTCCGGACTGAGATGAGCTCGACAATTTTTGTTTTCTAGAAATTAAAAAGAAGTATTAAAAAGTGATAGGTCGTTAAGAAAAGTCCCGTCTTGGAAATATAAATAGTTTATACTTACAATACGTCGTTATACGATTTATTGTTGATTGTGTATGTTGATCGAAGAGTATAGTCGTACATTTCGTAGCCTCTGACGCCTTTTTTCTCCAAAACCCTATAAAATAATTTTAAACAAATAAATTAAAAAAACAACAAATTACACAAGGAAAATATGGATGGTTAGGTTGCAGGCAAAGTACTTACTCCTCGATGATTGGTGCAGCAATTAATACTACGTGGCGGTCAGACTTTGGCACAAGCATTCGCGAAATTGGGTGATCATACCTCACGTCTATCGAGACAATTTCTCTAAAAGGAAAAAGTAAGTCAACTTTATGGCACTCAAAAATAATAATTTTGGTTTATCTTAATAATTTAAGAGTACTTACGACCGATGCGATCCTGTGGGAGCCAAGAGGTTAGGTTCAGGCATTATTATATCAGTTCTTACCGGTATAAGCAAATCAATTCGGCCAGTGTCTTCATGTCTGATAATAAAGAAAAGAAAAATAAAATAAAAAAAATATAAAACAGCTGTAATAGGACGATAATGCCTAGGCGCCTTTGATGGGATAAATGTACCCATTATATAAAGATATACAGTCTTTTGGTTTTTTTATTTTATTAATTGCAATTAAACGACACTGAGTTACATAGCCATCCGCGGTAGGGGGCCTGCAATTCCTTCAAAGAATTAAAAAAAAAAACATTTCACTGAATTAATGGATTTTTTGGCAAGCTACAGTGTTTACAAGGTTCATATCCGTTTGACGGACGGGAAAATTTTTTAAACTATTTTGATGTTTTTTTCCGTTTCTATTGCACTAAATAAATTTTTTAAAAGTATCCAATTAATCTCCATTAAATAATCGAGACAATAGTATGCTTAATATCTTGATTTCGTTAACTAACAAGGGTATAATAATAAAAATAGTTGCCGAAATATGGGGCGAAAAAAATTTGTTCGATCGTAAACCACTCTCTGATGCTTCTTATCATCGGTCGTCCAAAATACCAACAACATTTTTTTTTTTAAATATCAGGTTAGAATTTTTCTAAACTCTCAGTTACCAAAGGAGTTAATCATGTGGTAAATTCGAAAGAAGCCGAAGAAACCCGAGATAAAATTTATTAGAAGGACTCGCACGTAGTTCGTGGAAACACTCAAATTTTAACTAAATTTCAACATTGTCTTAGATAATTGAACTTCTAATTTTCGTTTAGAAAAGTTTTGAAACTAACAAGAGTATTATTATAAAAATAGTCGCCGAAATGAGGCGAAAAAAAATTTTAAATAAAGTTTCATGCAACACTTACATTTCTTCTATCTTTTTAAAAATATATCCTGGTCCGTTCTCATTATCGATAACCAAACCCGTCACGTCTGAAACGGTGAGGCTGATTTTCACACCTTTTTGATGATTACTAATCGCTTGTTTCGCTATGTTAGTAATCAAGTTTTTTGCAGTCTTTATTGGCCATTCTTTTGGTACCATAATTTCCGAAGTTAATAATTGATATTCGCTCATATTAAATGATTTTAAAAACGTTTTATAAGTAAGTCAAACAATATTTAAATAACTGTATAAAGCTAATGCCAATTAACTACCCTAATACTGGAAATGTGTTAACTAGATGAATTCCAACGAGTGACTGAAATCCCGATAATTATTTCCACAAACCGCTCTTCCAGTTATCAGAGACGACCCGATAACATGTCACATCCACACGTCAATAAAAATAAATCTGAGTGACCATTATATGATAAATAGCCGAAATAATAAGAGAAGTTTATGTTTCATCGTTGTTATCTACTGGAAAATATAATTATCAATGGTGACCTATGACAGAATTTGAAATTGGAAAGCCCAAATGACTTCATCGCGAAACAAACAACACATGCACGGGAATAACATTCGGGTATCCCGTTGACAGTTTTATGGTTTATTCAATTATTAATTAAGACTAATGACCGACAATGAACCTAATTATCATTACACCCACTGTCGAAGCCGATATACTGTAGTGCAAATGTTACTTTTGGGAACTAATAATTACCCAGAAAGTGAAGACCAGTGAAACCTATATAGGAGATGACGTCATTTATACGCTCGCGTGTCTACAAACCGTTAGAGTATTATTTGCGTAGAATCCTTATGAGGTTCATTATGACCTTCCGGCAATTCTCTAACTATTATGTGTAATTTTCGCCGCATTAAGCAATCTGGGTTGGGTTGACGTTAATGGTTAAAATATTAAAGTAGAGATAGTGTAAATAATGTCTATAAAAAAATAATACGTAGAAATACTTTTGTTTTTTAATTTTTTTATTAATAAATTTGTATTACAAAAAAAAAAAACGTTCCGAAAACTGTATTTTTATACTTGTAAACAATTCTCTGAGTGTATTTTTAATCTGGAACGTAGTTTCAAGGATGTAACGGAAATAGATAGAAAAAATAGATTATGATAAAACCTAGGCAACAAGCTTCGATGCGCAGTAGATTAAATTAAACTTCTTGTGCCAGATAACGAATTATAAAGCAGGATCGACTCTTAAGGCTGTAAATATCTGTATTTTAAATTAAGCGGAATATTTTTATATCGATAGAATAGTCTCTGAGTTTTTAGTACTGCTTAAAGTGTTCTGATGCATGTAACGGCTAAAATGGTCAGTTTTGTTAATTCATAGAAATTTGATGTTACTAGTTTTTTAGAATAGATTGGAAAAATAATGTAGGTATACCTAATTACGTGATCAAAGTTCGTTAACCTAACTATCCAGGGCAAATATTTACGTTGAAAAAATACAATAACAATGACATTGTGACTCAACAGTATGTAACTAGCTTAACTAAACTGTGGATAAACATATACATTCGGATAAACATACAGGGGAACGATTAAAATAATTGTTTTTTAGGTGCGTAGTTTTCAGTAGGTAGGGCGGTGGATATATGTTCCAACACCGTGAAATGGAAATTAGTTCGAAACGTACTATCCTTAAGTTATCAACAATAGTTGAACTTAATTAAGTTCGATAGAAAAAACACTACGAAAAATGGCAGTAAACTCCGCTGTAGATATCAATGGAAATGATTTTCTAAGCTTTATAAACAAACCTGATTTACTAACCAGGATCATTAAGGAATATTACGCATTAGTCCCCAAGCACAAAGAAGAGGGAAACAGTGCGTCAGCTCAGAATGAGAATAAGTGTAAAAAGGAACTAGGTATGCATCTTACGCGCTATCTTAACCGTCGCATCAAGCTCAGGAATGATGGGAGAGTCCTTGACGCAAGTTTCGTCGATGGTTATGATTTCGAGCGGAAGTACATTTGCATTAAACGTTTGCAAGAAGATGCCTGTGACAAATTTTGGCAAGCGGTGTCGAATTACAAAGTGCAAATTATAGTGTTGATCAGTCGATTAAGTGATAAGAAGTGTTACCAATACTGGTCCTCAAAGGAGGGCTGTGTGAAAGTTAGTGATAAGTTCAGAATTAAGACCCTGAAAATTATTATCAAGCCACATTTTAATTTAACTTTGTTAAGTCTGACCGACAAGTTTGGCCAGGAGCAAAAAATATCGCATTATCAATACACCGCTTGGCCGGGGGATAACTTTTCTCACAAGCCGGATGCATTCATAGATTTTTATTGCAATGTCAAAGACATGTGCCTTCAGTTAGAGAGACAAACGGCTGATAAGAAAATCGCTCCTATAATTGTTCAATGCCTCGACGGGATTAGTAGCTCTGCGGTGTTTTGCGTATTTGATATATGTGCCACGCAATTTGACAAAACTGGAACCCTGTCACTGCCCAGTGTTCTTAAAAAAGTTCGCCAGCAAAAATACGGATTTATGAATTGTTTAGATGACTATGTCTTGTGTTACCAATTACTTGCAGTCTATGTTAAGGAAAAGTTGTTCATGTTGCCTTTTATCTAAATTGTACAACACTTACTTGTTATCAAAAAGCATTCAATACTTTCTTGTACTTAATATTATTTTATAAGCACTAGTATTTTATTAATGTCCTCAATATTGTTACTTTTGGAATTTATATCTATGTTTAGATTTTTCATAATCATTTACTTAAAATACTTTTATGCGCACTTAATTCATTCTATTGTGAATCTTCTTATAGATTTTTATGATTAATAGCCTCTTTTTTGAACTCTTTGCAATGTTTAAGTCCAGTTTAAGGACAGCAATTGATTACAATAAAAATTCCATAATAAGTCGAAACGTAATTTCACAGAAACCATGTTACGAAAGTGCGACTTAAAAAAATATTCTCAAACTTTTGATACGTAAAATGTAGTTACATCTATTTTCTATAAACACTTACAATCTATTATAATTGTTTTAGTAGCCTTGAATATTCTGGAGCTTTTGAACAAAGGCTTGTAAATCAGGTCATCTTTGATGTCAAAAACGGTCAGATTTACGACGATAAAATAAACATTGAAGCTGGCCAAAGGATTGCTCACACTCGTATATGTTCATTAACAATATTCATGATGTAATAAACGCGCCAGACTGTATATCGCCAATGATTATGGGTGCATTCTAGTTCTGACGTAGGTATTAAGATCACCAGGTTTCAGTGATGTTTTATTGCCTAATAAATTTTACGTGTTCATCAACGAGTGATAAGTATGGTCTGCGGATCAAATATGTACCAATGCTTTTTAGTTTTATAAGAAATTAATTGTTTCATTTTAAAAATAATTTATTAATTATTATTACAATTTTAAAAGTTGCCTACATAAATATTGTTATTTCCGCATATATGAATATAATTTCAAAATACTTTTGTATAGGTAAATGTAAATAAATTATCCACTTTAATAACATAGAATTTTTATTTAAAAACATTGCTAAAGTACAAGTGCATAAAATGTACATTATAATCAGGTCATTTTACAAGACATAGTTATTGCACTGAGAAAAAAGTGCATAAGCTGAATTATATCTTCACAAGTATAAAAATACAGTTTTTGTTAAAGTTAAAGTTAACCAAGATTATTAAGCCCATATTTAACTAAAAATAATTTGAATAATTTCATTGCACTTCAATATAAAAAACAATCTTAGGTATAGCTAATAAACTATTTTTTACTAGCTCAACCAAATTTTCCTCTCAATAAGAAAGATATAACTCAACATAACAAAGCAAAACTGCATAACAAAAAACATACTGATTGACATCAGACAGACAGTTGTACCTTTGCTTTCTAAGATTCGTAACAATTGAATAAAGGTTAAATTTACATGTTTTAACAAAACTAGACAGCGCAATATCAACAGCACAAAATGTCATAGCTCTTTCGAGCCCACTGTTGCAATGAACCACTATCGGACCTTTGGAATGCGTACGGTAGCCATTATCCAATTTTCGGTTGACCAGCCATCGATAATGTGTCTTTATCATCAGTACCAAGTGAAGAAAGTCTGTCTCTTCTGGAAAAGTATAATCCTCTTGCCATTTTTCGTACAAAAAGTGAGTGAGTCTCAAGCTACCTCTTTCTTTGTGCGTCACATCAATCCTCGTGATTTGAAAATTCCTAAAGACCGAACTAACTTCGATCGTTTTCACCATTAGACTTCCAATTTCTAGAGTTGTTCCTTCAACTGGGCTCCAATAGCGGTAGCACTGGCTCCTTCCACTTTCAACAAGCTTGCACAACATGACAATAAGCTCACATTTCTGTTCCCAAATCATCTTCCACCAATCCGACACGGTCTCTTCTAGCGGTGCCTGACTCACTATAAACTTATTAGGGTGCTTAAAGCCATCCACGTGACTTGCATTGATGTAATCGCTACAGTTTCCTTCACTTAGAATCACTCTGCTGTGATCAAAGCACGGCTTATCTGGATATCTGTTTTTCCTGAAGTTTTCTTCAGACGTGCAAACATCAAACGTTCCTTGTGTTTCACTGTTCAATATTTTGTGGTGCTCTTCACAAAGATATTGAAGAGCATTCGGCTTGTTGAACAATTTGATAAGATTGTTGCACTTTAGCGACTTAGAATTTCCACTCCCCATTTAGGATACAAATATTGTCTACTTTCTTTAAGTGCTGTTCAGCAATATAACTGCACCGATCTATGACCTAAGGTCAACTAACAGGTTACTGTTCTGAACCGATATTTATAGCGATTCTTCCTATTAACTTGATGCATATGTGCTAAGCTATTTAGGTAATATTATTATTACAATTTGAATAACAAGGACTGTAACTATGCCAAACAGTAGGCTATTTTAGTTTGACGTCATGGGCAAACCACAAACTGATAAACGTCAATTCAATCCAGTAAGTGACAACCCAAGTTGAAATTTAAGTCGTAGATTTAACGTATTGAATGTAAGAAACGTTAGTTAAACGTAACAAATGTTTAAATCGTAAACTCAACGTTTTCAAAATTTAAAACGTCAGTTTAACGTATTGTTTTGATATTACTTATTTTCACTCCTTATCGGTTTGAATCAGTTCAATTAACGTTTTTAACGTTCAATACGTTCAAAACTTACGTTTTCAACTTCTAATACACTAAACTTACGATTTGAACGTTCAATACGTTGAATCTACAATTCAAATTTTAACTCGGGTATATTGAAGCACAATATGCATGCCTACGACCAAGTGTTGTTAGGTTCACTTCACAACAGATTATGAAATAACTTATTCGTTTTCTGATTAAACCACGTAAGGTATCATTAATAAACGCATACTGACCCGCATTTATCTTCATTGTGGTTAAAAGTCATGTTGATAAACCGGTGAATAAAAATATTGATGATAAGAGTAGTTATATAAAGGCGTCGATCATCACCGGAGCCTAATACCAAATCAATTGGGATTATTGCAACATTAATTCTTTAACTTTATCATAATAAAGCTAAAAGTTCTTCTTACAATGGCTACAGGCCTCTTTGTGATGCACAACAGCTGCCATTATTTGAAGCAAGTAGCTGAATCTGAAATAAAATACGTCGAAAGGATTTGTCGAGAGCACCATACCATTCTCAACATGCAGATAATCGGTCCTTGTAAGGAATGTAAGGAATTGAAAAATATTAAGAAGAATCGGTTTCAAAACATCGAATGTTGGGATTCTACTAGGGTGTGTTTAAAAAAACAGGGATCTAACTACATCCATGCGAACTATGTTGATGGTTTTGAACAAGCCCGGAAATTCATAGTGACCCAAGAACCGATGGACAACACACTCGAGGACTACTGGAACATGGTTTGGCAGACTAGTACTAGGGTTATCGTGATGTTGAATGGTGCCGACGTACCTGCAGTGTCCACTGTAAGTGACTATTCCGAATTGGAAGGATTTACGGTCACCGTAACAAGTATCGCTTTGCAAAGTGATTATGTTGAAATAGTTATGAATTTATTTAATACTAAAATCATGCGATCAAGAACTGTTCATTGTTTCAAATACCTGAGCTGGCCAAAAGAAAGTGTTACTGACATATTGACGCTTATCAATTTCATGATAGTAGTAAATGAAAGGCACCAGTATTACATTAAACTTGGCTTGATAAGTCCGCCGGGTCCAATAGTTGTCTACAGTACCACTGGCATCGGGAGAGCTCCAACGTTTTGTGCTGTGGATCTCTGTATATTTCAATTAGTAAACACAGCAACGGTATCGATACCAGCAGTTGTGTTCAACATTAGACGACAGAGATGTTCAAGCTTCGAGTCTATAGACCATTATTTTTTCATTAATAATGTGATAATTTATTTTCTAGCAACTATTCCACCGAATTGTGAGTTATTCTT